CAAAGCCAGAGCGGATCTAACTCCCTATCTGCAAATAGCCAGCTGATGTCTGCGTTTATGAAGCGAGCCAAGCTTGCTATCACAAACCTAGACCGCAATTTGATGCAGCCACTGGTCAAGAAAGCCATGTGGCGCTATATGCAGTTTGCGCCGCGCCGCTACGTGCAAGATTATCAGTTTGCAGTAAAGACTGGCGTAGGTATTGTCGCGCGAGAAGTTGAAGCAATGCAGCTTACGCAGCTGCTGGGCATGATCGGGGACAAATTCCCCGGTGTATCTATGCAGATTGTGCTAGGCATGATTGAGAACACGGCGCTATCAAATAAAGCGCAGATCATGGCTGCTATTCAGCAGTCTACGCAGCCCCCTCCTCCAGAAGTGCAAGCACAGCAGAAAGCGCTTGCTGATGCCCAGTTTAAAGCTGCACTCGCGCAAGCACAAACCGCACAATTGCAGAATGCTGAACTGATCGCTAAGACGCGCAAGATCATGGCTGACACCATGGCTGCTATGCATAAAGCCTCCTTAGAAGATCAGAAGATTAAGCAGGATTACATGCGCATTGCTCAACAGTCGGCAGAACTGGAGCAAATGCAAGAGCAAACAACGCTCGAATACAAGCGCTTGCACATCATGCAGCAGCAAGTAGACAACGATTCTAAAAAAGTTAGCAACTCTGCTAAATAAATTACCAACTTTCGGGAGATATGAATGGTAACTCAGGAACTTTTGCAAGCCCTATCGCCACAAGAAGCAGTAGAGGCTAAGGAATGGGAAGATTTATTTGCGCAGCCAGCATGGAAGCGTCTTATGGACATGCTTCAGCATGATATCGCTCAGTTTAAAGAGCAAGCTATCACTGGTGCCACATGGGATGAAGTATGCCGCGTGCAAGGTGGTCGCAACGTACTTGAAGGCCTTATTGGCTTCGAGTCTCGCGTAGCCAATAGCTACGCAAAACTGCAAGAGGAGCGAGCTAAGCCTGCTCCAGATGCTCCGCTAGATACGCCAGATGATGAGCACGTCTAATGTCGAAGCTGATGTTTTTTGACTTCTTATGCGATGGCTGTAAGCAGCAGTTTGAAGACATGGTTAAACCTGAAGAACATCAGGCGCTTTGTCCAAATTGTCACGCTGTAGGTCAACGCATAATTTCCTCGGTGAGGATTGATCGCAGTGCTATTGCACTAACTGCTGGAGCTAGCCCGGAGAGTATAGCCCACTTTGATCGTATTCACCAACAACAGCGAAAAATCGAAGAGAAGTCCTACGCAGAGCATAGATCCTATAGCTCTTTGTCTGGACGTTGATTCGACTCGCCCCATTTACCTATACCTCAATCCTATTACGGACGGTTAAGGAGTTTTAGATGTCTCTTGTTAGTTCTGTTGATTTAGATAAGCCTGGTTCACTCGATAACGTTGAAAAAGCCCTTCGAGAAGCTACCAGCCCTTCCAATAACAATGCACCCGATTCGGATAATGCATCTACGAAAGCTGATCCTAGCTCTGTAGAGGCTTCCTTGCCAGCAAAGCTGAGAGGAAAGTCTGTAACTGAGATAGCAGCAATCTATCAGGAGTTGGAACGAGATTATGGCCGCATGGCTAATGATCTTGGTGTACAGCGTAAGCTCACGGATCGCTTACTAGATCTTGACAGAAATACCAATCCGAGACAAGCCCAGGCTCCACAAGCGTCACCTACAGTGACAGAACTTACCAGCACTGAGCTACTGACAGACCCTGCAAAGGCAATCACGAAAGTTATCAACGAACGCGCGCAACAGCTAACTGCGCCTACACAGCAAAAACTTCATGCGCTTGAAATGCAGCTTGAAGAAGAGCGCTTCCTTAAGAAGCATCCTACGTGTAAAGAGGTTAGCACGTCACCTGAATTTAAGGAATGGATAGCATCCAGCCCTGTTCGCCAACGTGCTGCTGATCAAGCGGCTAAAGGCGATATCTCAGCTGCTGACGCTTTATTTTCTGACTACGAGCGCCATATCGAAGCAACTAAGGCCGCAGCAGCGTCTACTACGCCCGCTGATGATCCAGAAGCAGAAGGTGTACGCATGGCTCGCAAAGTAGGATTAGAGAGCGGAGGCGGCAGCACGGCTAGTGCTGGTAAGGCCCACGTCTACAAACGAGCAGATCTGATCCGTTTGAGAATCGAGCGTCCTGACGTATATAGCGATCCAGCGTTCCAAGAAGAGATTTTCAAAGCCTATGCAGAGGGCCGAGTCAGATAATTCTCCATCATCATTAACATTTACAGGAGTACACCCACATGGGTTTAGGTACAAATAATATCACTAAGGCAGCAGTGCCCAACTTCATCCCTAATTAAGCTGGGGGATGTAATCAGACCTACAAACGCAGCTTTGGTCTGACGAGGTTAAACCGCTTGATCTGACCTCGTAAAAACTTCGCTATATGCTGGAAGTTCCTAAAGCCTCTCTCCTTACTACGGAACAATTTGAGGATATACAATGGATAATCAGCAGGTAACTGACTTAGAATTAGGATGGCTCGCAGGAGCTATCGACGGCGAAGGATGTGTAGGAGTAACAAGGCGTAATCGTAAAGCAAAGCTTGGGTTCACCTTAAAGCCTCACCTCCAAATCACTAATTGCGACAAAGCATTTATTGATCGCTGTACCACAACGCTAAAACTGATGGAAATCCCTTTTTGGGTTTCTTACTACGAAGGCCGGGGCAGACGCAAATCTGCATACACGGTAGTCATAGCAGGGTTGAAACGATGCGCTGTGGCTCTCCCTAAACTGGTTCCTCATCTTACTGGACAGAAGCTTGTAAAAGCTAAGCTAGTAGAAAGATGGGTAACGTCACGGCTAGCCGATTGGCATGCCGCTCCATTCACCGCAGAACAGCTTGCAATATATGAGCAGCTTCGGCAAATGAATGAGAGGGGAGTTAAGGCACGCAACCTCAACGACTACACGCGAAGCAACCGTTCTAGTAAATTTCCTAACGGTTGATGATATAGTCTAGCGCTTAGTGAAAGCTAAGCGACTCACTGGTAGCAAGCTACAAAGCAAATATCGTCGTTCGCAATCTCGTTCGCGTTCTTAATCATCGCGGCAAGAAAGGCGATACCATCAAGATCCCGACGCCTACTCGCGGTACGCCAAGCAACAAGACTGCAAACACGCAGGTTACACTGATTGCCCACGGTACTGACACTGGCATCACGATCTCTGTAAACAGCTGGAAAGAATACTCACGCTTGATCGAAGACATCGTTGATGTCCAAGCGCTGGATTCACTCCGCGCGTTCTACACAGACGATGGCGGCTATGCAATTGCACAGCGTGTCGACAAGGATTTGATCCTTGATATGATCGCGAATGGCAATGGCGGCGGCACGACTGTAGTAGAAGACGGCACTACGGGTGCAGTTGACTCTACATCTACCTTCGGCTCTAACTTGCTGATTGGCGATGGCTCGACGGCGTACAGCCCGACTGCAAACACCAACGCAGGTAACGCAACCGACTTGACTGATCTCGGCATTCGTCGAATGATCAAGAAGCTGGATGACGCTAATGCCCCGATGGCTGGTCGCTCGTTGCTGATCCCGACTGCAATCAAGCAAGACATGCTTGGCTTCAGCCGATTCACTGAGCAAGCCTTCACTGGTGAAGCTGGTTCTAGCAACAGCATCCGCAACGGCTTGGTAGGTAACGTCTATGCAGTAGACATCTATGTTACGACCAATCTGCCCGGTGTAGAAACTGGCGCAGGCACCAACGCTAACGTATCTGGCATCATGCTGCAACGCGATGGCGTTGTACTGGTTGAGCAGATGGGCATCCGTACGCAGACTCAGTACAAGCAAGAGTACCTTGCTGATCTGTTCACTGCAGACATGATCTACGGCACTAAGACTTTGCGCTCCACAAGCGTAATTCCTTTCGTAGTACCGCAGACCCCAACTGAAAGCTAATCCCTAGCTTTTAGTGATTCAGGCCGGGGCTTCATCGCCCCGGTCTTTTAAGAGAATACATGGCAAATAATGATGGCCGTCGCTTTGCGCTGATTCAGCATACGCACCTTAGCGTGCAGTCTGAAGCTCAGCTTATTGGCAAAGATGGCATGACAGCGCCGACTACTAAGGCGGGCTATTTCCAAATTTATGTCGATAGCGCGGATAACTCGCTGAAGGTTAAATTCGGAAATGGTACAGTCAAGACTATAGCAACAAATCCATGACCTATATACAGTTAATAAACGCAGTGATGCTAAAGCTGCGCGAGAATCAAGTCACAACGCTGACAGCTAACTATACGCTGCTGATTGGAGACTTGATCAACGCCGCTAAGGATCAAGTTGAGACAGCTTGGCAATGGAAATGCCTTAGCAAGACCACTACGTTTAACACAGTAGCTGGCCAAGAAACATATGATCTGACCGCGCTTGTCGCGAGTGGCGGCGCGGTAACCAGCGCTGCAACCACAGTTACGACTGAACGTAGCACGCCGCGTAACAACACCAAGGATAAAGAGCCTATGGTGTTCTGTACGACAACTGGCACCAGGCTTGATATCAAAGCAATTGATGAAATCAAAGAGCATCGCGGTACTCGCGTTACTGCGACCAGGCAAGCTCCTACTGCGTGCGGATTTAGCCGTACAAACGCAGGCATATCTGTAGAGCTATATGATCCAGCAG